CTTCAAATTTTGGTATAATACAAACAGAATTAGAAACTTTGAAATCTGAAATAGATTCATTTAAGGCTTAACTGTGATTGATTATCTCGTAGATGAAAACTTTGATATTGTTTTACCTTTGCAAAAAGTCACAAATGAGAGTGATTTGTTATTTCAGCAAGTTAGACTTTTATTAAATACTTGGACTTTTGATTTTCCTTATGATGTTACTATGGGAATCGACTATGAGGGTAAAATTCTCGGAACGCAAAGCGTGGATGTTACAGAGATAGAAATCGAATACTACTCAAAAGTATCAGCATTACAATATTTCAAAACTTTAACAAATTTCGCAATTTCTCAAAATGCACAGAGAGAACTTTTAATAAGTTTTGATGTGACATCAACAGAAAACCAAACCCAAAACTTCACACAGGTGGCATAAATGGCAGTAATTACAGAAAACGGCGTTGTTCTGAGAAGCCTTGCAGATACAGTCTTAGATAACTCAACACTATGGACTCAAAAAACGGGTGATGTCGATGTAGCTCCATCGAGTGCAGCGGGCGAACTTATAGCAATTAAGAGCGAAACGGATACACGATTTGAGCAAGACTTAGCGGCTGCATTTGTCAACAACACTGTAATGGCGAATGGAACAAACCTTGACCAATATGCAGAGCGTAAAGGCGTATATCGTCGCTTAAATGTTCCTACCGTTGCAGTCGTTAGCATTACCGGCACAAATGGCACGATTATATTAGAGGGTACTTCTTTTACTTGCTCCGCGAATGATGAAATATTTACAACTCAGTATCAGGTAACAATAGCCGACGGTGTGGCACAAGTTGCTGTTAGTTCTGTTAATTATGGTGTAACCTGCCCTGCTCAAACTTTAGCTTTAACAAGTGAGATAGCAGGTGTATCAACCGCTACAAATACAACAAGTGGCGTAATAGGATACGAGACTGAAAGCGATGAGAGCTTAAGAGAGCGATTACAGCTTGTTGGCACTGAACAAACACATATAAAAGACGGTTTATATTTTGCACTACTATTATTAAATGGCGTATCTTTTGCAAAAGTGATTGACAACAATACAGACGCAGTTATGCACGGAGAAATCCCTGCAAGATATTTTAGTGCAATAGTAATAGGCGGAAATGACATCGAAGTTGCTAACACCGTTTATGATTTTATGCAAAATGGGAACCCTAGCTTTGGCGAACAGTCCTTAATCGTAAGTTCTAAACGAGGACAAAAATATCCGGTATATTTTACCCGTGCCACAGAGCAAAGTGTAACGGTAGTTATTACATTAACAACTGACGCAAGCTTTGATAATTTAAGCGGTGAGGGAACTATTATAAATCTCGTATCTGAATATATTAACTCACTTAATATAGGAGAAACGCTATATAAACAAAAAGTAGAAGCTATTTGTTTTGTTGAGGGAGTCACGGCGGTGTCTGTAACATTAGACGGCGGTGCCTTAGACATCGTTCCTAATTATAAAACTAAACTAGTAACTAATAACACTTTGGTGAGCTTCGCATGATTAATCCAAAAACAAGGATAACTCCAAAATTCAGAGATAGCGATAATTTTAATAATATTTTAGAATTTCTTACTGCTTATGATGAAGAGAGCCTTGCAATAATTAAAGATATGAATAACTTAGATTCTGATTATTCAATCGTACTAGACGAAATCGGGAAAAGTTTAGGTGTGTATCCTCGTCCTCTTTTACCAAAAACAACAGAAGGGAAGCCGATAGTTTTCACATATGGGCTTTCTCAGTATGGGACTGTTCCTTATTCTTTTGCAGACCTCGGCGAATACAGACCTATGACGGATAAAGAGTATTCTAAAGTGTTGAGAGTATTTGCATTAGGATTGAACTTTAGCGGGACAATACAAGAGTGGGAGGATATACTTTTTGTTTTAACAAATAGCAAAGTAAGTTTTTCTAATCAAGCGAGTCAGTTCGGCATAGTTGTTCATAGAGATTTAAGCTTTTTAGAGAAAAAAATCATAGAATATGTTTTACGCTATAATTCTTTAACGGTTAGTATAAGCTTTATAGGTACAGTTCCAGAGGGTACAGAGCCGTTTAGATATGGCATATCACAATACGGAAATATGGCTTACCCAGAAACATGGTAAAATTTAAAACAAGGAAAAACAATGGCTAACCCAGAACTAATTGACGGTTATGACAAGAATGACACGAACACGCAACCAGTACCAGACTTTTTAAAAAATGACGGTTACGCCGATGGGCAAACGGTAGAAGCGAGTGAGCACAACGAGCTTTTCAAACAACTTTTTGCAGCAGCGAACAAAAACAAAAACGATGGTGTATGGGATTGGGAAGACCCAACCGCACTAGATGCCACAGCAGAATACAACGAAGGCTCACTAATTCGTCATAACGGAGAATTTTTTATAAGTCTAACTGATTTAAATGAGATAGAGCCTGTCAATGACGGGATTAACTGGAAGCGCATCATAACGCAAGATGTTTTAGATGAGGCTACTCAGTCAGTTACTAATGTGATTGAGAGTAATGGTTCAGCAGTTAGAGTTTCTTCAGATATAACAGTAACGGTTGGTAGCGGTGGACAATATACAACTATTAATGAAGCATTAGAGTACTTGAGTACTTTATATCCATTATACAAAAACACAGGAGTAACAGCTACAATCAGTTTACTAACTGGTTTTGTAATGGCTGAGCAAGTGCTAGTTAGAGGCTTAGACTTTGGATGGGTAACTATAACTGGTGTAGATGCAGAGACAACTATTACACATACTGCACTGACTACTGCATTTGAAGGTAGATACCCTGCCTTTGGTGTAAATAAAGGTGGTACTCTGCCATACATAAATGCACTGTTCAATATGAACTATGGTGCTGGTGTAGGAAATACTGCCGAAAATAAAGATGGTATATATGCACATGGTGCTGGAAGTAGTGCTAATATAGGAAATGCTAAAGGTGTGATAAATGCGGGTAGTTGTGGGATACATGCAACAAATAGTGCATTAATAAATGGATATATGACAGCGAGTAGTGGGGCAGGTTATTATGGAGTTGCAGCCAGCTTTAATGCAGAAGTAACAGTGTATGCCCTCAATGCTGATGCGTGTGGTGTATGTGGAGTGAATGCTGCTCAAGGCGGAAAGATAAATTGTAATAGTGCTAAAATACGGAACCAAACAACTGGAATAAATTGCATAAGAGTACAAGACGGTTCAACAATAGAAGCAAGCTCTATAGACATTACTGGTTCAACTGTAACAGTATTAAGTCAAGCCGCTAATGCACCAACTGGCAACGGTATAATATATCAATAAGGATAGATGATGATAACAACTAAAGAAAACGGAACAGTATATACAAATGGATTAACAGCAGAAGTAATCAACTGGCATAAAGAAGTTGGTTACACTATTGCAGATGTAAACAGACCTTTGACAAAAAAAGAAGATGGTGAATATATAGATGACATTACAGATGAAGAGATTGAAGCTGGTTATGAAGCTGTAAGAGGTTTTTTATATAGTGAAATAACAGACCCTTTATTCTTTAAAGTGCAAAGAGGGGAAATTGAAGAGAGTGTTTGGTTAGATGAAATCCAAAAAATTAAAGATGAATGGAAAGTGGAGGTAGCTAATGGCTAATGTTAGATTTATAGTAGCATTGAAGTTTAAGTAGGAAAATAGAATGTTGGAATTTCTAGCAAATATAGACAAAGATAAACTGCTACATAGCTTTTATGGGACACTAATATATGCTTTAGTAAGCGTATTTAGTGTGTATAAAGCATTATGTGTAGTTGTGTTAGTTGCTGTAGGTAAAGAAGTATATGACTATAAAGATTACGGTAAATTTGGCATTAAAGATATTATGTTTACGGTAATGATTCCAGCTCTGCTTGTGTTGGTAGAGTTGATAAAGTAGGAGAGCGAAATGAACTGGTTCAAAGAAATACTTAGTCCGATAACAGATATAGTAAAAGCACCGTTAGAAGAGTGGCAAAAACGAAAAACGCTAAAAGTTGAACTTGATGCAAAAGAGAAAGACAGACAACATGAAATAAATCTAAAAAAAATAGATGTTGCTACAGAGTTAGCAAAGCAAGGTATGCAGATAGAGGCTAATTGGGATACAAATGCACAGCAAGACATGAAAACTAGCTGGAAAGATGAGTATCTTACAATACTGTTTAGTTTACCTTTAATTCTTGCATTTTTTCCACAAACTCAAGAAGCTGTTTTAAAAGGGTTTGAAACTTTAGCAAAAACACCGGAATGGTACATGTTTCTAGTTATGGGAATCGTGGCTGGAGTGTTTGGTTTGAGATGGTTAGTTAGTAGAAAAATAAAATAAAACATGTTATAATAAAAACACAAAACGGCGGGAGAAGGAAGTATGGTTGAAGCGGAGCAAAGAATCTCAAAATTAGAAAATAGTTACACTCTAGTAGCGGCAGAGCTAGGACAGATTAGTAAGATACTATCTAAAATGGAGTCGTCTCTAGAGAAACAAAACGAAATAATGGCAGATATCCGCTTACTCAGACAAGCTCAAGAAGAAGACAGACGTGCCAAGACAGAGACTCTAAAACGAATCTATAAAGATATAGATATCGAACGCAAACGAATTGATGAAATTGATAAGGCAAAAAGTAGGGTCGGATGGACTATTGCAACAATGGTTATGGTAGCTCTCGGCTCTCTTGTTGTTAAAAAAGGGGGATAATATGAAATCAAAATACTTCAAAGCCTATGAACTTGTAAGTAAAGAAGATTATGAGAAAATGGGAGATGCTAAAGTATGGGAGATTTTTGATCCAAATTTAATCGAAGTGATAGATTTAATAAAAGAACACTTTCCGCATGGAACTATGACAATAAATAATTGGTTTTGGGGCGGAGATAGACAATGGAGCGGTCTAAGAACTCCAAATAGCAAATACTATTCTTTAAAAAGTATGCACTCATACGGCAAAGCGATTGACGCAGTTTTTAGCCAATACACTGCCGATGAGGTAAGAAGCTTTGTAATAAGCAATCCACAACTGTTTCCACATATAAAAGGAATAGAAACCGATATAACATGGTTACACATTGATGTCCGCAACAGAGATGAGGTTTTACTTTTTAAGCCGTAAGAAACCTCTCTAAATCTCTATCTTCTCTTTTAATTCCGCATTTGTAAAACATATAATTTATTATATTATTTGTTAATCTGAAAAAATCCCACATTGTTTTACCAATTTTATAAAAATTTGCATCCCCTTTGGTAGGAAGCATAAACAAGTCTCTCGCTATAAAAACAACCCAATTCTCAAGTGTTCTTTGATTTTCCGTAAGAGATAAAGCAAGCGCAAGTGTAGCGTCGTTCATGTGTTTGGTTAAAAAGTAGTAGTTATCATGACACTTATTTGTCACATATCGTTTAAATGCTAATCTTTTTATTGTTTTCTTACTCATTAAACAATCCTTTCTCTACTCGTGCATTTCAAATACTATAAACTTATGTGTCCCACTATTCCTCTTGTCTGCACTAACTCCAATTTTCCCTGCTTTAAAAGTGAATGTAGTTAAGTGACAATATTGTTCACCATATGGTCCCTTTGATATTTTACCCATTTTTATCACTTCATCTATACAAGTTATTGCCGTACTTAGTTTTAGCCATACGCATTTATTCTCTATAATTATCTTACTCATCAATCAATCCTTTCTCTACTGTATCTTCTATACTATCTTTAGCTACAAATTCACTACAATAAAATCCTATTTTCTGCACATCAATAATTTCATCTTTGCAACCAACATAGCAAGCATTTCCATTGTAATCACTTCCTCTAATATAGCCACTTTTACATTTTGTGCAACATCTATTTTTAAGTTCTTTTAATTCTTGCTTCCTTGTCATTATCTTCTCCTGATATCTCTAACTTTCCCCCTAAGAAAATTTTTATCAAATGTTCCTTTTTTAGGTTTTTCTTCTTTCGTCTCTTTTTCTTTACCTTCATCCCAAAAATATTTCTGCATGTTTATACCACAATCATTGCAATATGTTTGTTCTGCATTTTGCTCCGAACAGCATCTTGGACATTTAACATAATTTTTCATAAACAGTCCCCTTTATATAAATCTATCTTACTCATCCCTCTCCCCTATCCATTTGTTTTAACTCTTCTATCCTCTTCTTAAGCAATACAAGTTTTTCAAGTAGATGTTTAGCAAGCTTTATGTTGCACGGTCTCGCGTTTTCTACTTTTTGTTTTTGCCACTCGATAAATTTATCCAAATCGAAGTGAGCCAAACAAGAAATACATCCTTGTATATTTTTACCCATTTTTACTGTATAGCCATTGTTTTTGCTATTAACAATAGCGCTTGTTATAAAAACGCGGGACTCCTTCTTAGAATATCCTGCTCTTTCAATATCTGCTTTTGTTATTATCATAATTTACAGCTTTCAAAGTTTGCATAATAGAGGGTGTTTTTGTCCTGCCCCTCAAATTTTTTCCACTTCCCAGATGCTCCGTTTAGCTCCCAGTCTTTAGCTTGCTCAGGGTCTTGCATCCTGCTGCTAATCACTTTTATCTTTTCCATCATCATCTTTTTAAAGTCGTAGCCAAGTTCTGTAACAGTGTTTTCACAAAACTTGATTATGTAGTTAAGCTCAACGCCTGCCATTCGTTCGCTGTTCTCTTCTAAGATATTAGACAATGCTCTCATAATCGACGGCAAACCGCTCCATTTTGTAGCTTTTGGTTTATATTCCATTTTCAACAAGCCTAAACCATTTATAGCAAAAATAGCGATATCGCACACCTCTACCGCTTTATGCTCAACTGTTTTCGCAAGTAATACCTCTTTACACTCATCAGTCATACTAGCAACCTGCTCTTCTACAAAAAACTCATTATCCTGCATATTTCTAGCTTCACGCCATATTCTTAGTTCTTCAATTATCTCTCTCATTTTTCATCCTTTCAAGTGCATCTATTATCTCTGTCCATATTGCTATATTCACACGCCCATTTCTATTTTTTAGTATAACTTGTTTTGCCTCTTTGATGCAAAAATCTAAAGAATAGTGCGGAACTTTTAACAAGCTAAATTTTTCTTTGCCATTAAAGCAACTTCTAACTTTCATCTGCTTTGTTTTAGGGGTCATTCGCTGTCTTATATACTTATGTAATTCATCTGCATTTTTAGTATATTTTCTTAAATCATACACATTAAACATTTTTCTCTCCTATAAAATTAATTATCTCTAATCTATGAGCATTTTGTTTACTTAGCTGTATTTTGCTATAAAATAAGTTGTAATATATACAGTTATCAATACAACACTGTATATTATTTCATATTTCCATTTGCTCATTTAATACCAACTTTTATTAATATCGTCTATATCAGCTGCACCCGCTGCGATTTCATCCGACACCTCTTTAGGCGTATAATGCACGCATCCATTAAGATAAAAGCGAATCTTTTTTACATTAAGATCCTTTTCCTCACTTGTTAAGTCCGGACTGGTTTCAACCATCGCCAACTTAAGCTCAAGGTTCTGTCTTGAACTCCTCTTTAAATCCTCATCCTTGAACACTCTTAAACTCTTCATCTCGACATCTCCTCTAAAATAACTATAACTACTAATGCGACATTTGCAACTACAAGTGCGTATAAAATAAAATCATTTTTCATCTCTTAATCCTTTAAATCTCTAGTATCTATTGCAGCTAATAATTCTGCACTACAATTAGCCAGCTTTTTGACTAATTCCAATATTTCTTTTTTGTTGTAAATCTCATTGTTTATAAATACATCTTCGCCCGAAAATCTAACATCTAATTCGAAATCTCTTAAATCATTTTTCATCTCTTAATCCTTTATTATCTTTTTACAGCCATTTTTTCTTTAATTTCTTTTAGTTTTTGTACATATTCTATAGCCATGTTGTACTCTATCTTTTGTAACTCATTACCATTTTTTTCTAAATGCTTTTTGAGTTCATCGGTGTTACCCCTAAAACATCCTATTACCCAAAAGTCGTTTGTAAATATGTAAGTGTAATATCTTTGTGATGTTAAGTTATTTTTAAATACAGTGTAATCACTATTTTGTATTATCCTAGCATCACCAGATACCCAAGCATCACCAGACACTTTAGCACTATCAGATATTCTAGCATTACCAAATACCCAAGCATTACCAGATACCCAAGCATTACCAGACACTTTAGCACTATTAGATATTCTAGCATTACCAAACACTGTAGCACTATCAGATATTCTAGCATTACCAGACACTTTAGCACTACCAAACACTGTAGCATTACCAAATACCCTAGCATTACCAGATATTCTAGCACTATCACCAAATACCCTAGCATCACCAGATACCCAAGCATTACCAGTATGTGAAAGATTTTGTTCAGACTTTACCCATCCACCAAGTTCTCCTATTTTCACATCCCTAAAACTTTTTAAAGCTTTGATTTGCCACAATCCATCTTCTCTTTGATTAACTAATTCATATTTTTTCATCTCTTAATCCTTTATTATCTTTTTTAGAAATACAATCTTTTTTCTTATGTTCTCTGCATAAGACTTGTTCATTTTCCAGCCACCATTATAAGAAGCCCATGCTTCAATAAAGCTGCCGTTTCTCTCATGTAACCAGTACTGAATTTCTGTTATAGCTTCTGTTAAAGCAATATCTGTATTGTCGATAAGCATCTGGCAGATTCTATTTCTATTAAAAGATGTATTCTCGATAGAGTGTCTTGCCATAATCGTGTTTATATTATTGTGGAACGCTCCACAACTAGGGTCTTGAAGGTTTACTTTATACTTTCCTCCAAGACTCTCCTGCCACATAATCGCAGCCATTGTATAGCCTAAATCAAACTCTTTAGATTTTGTATAAGCCATAAGAATATTATTTTTTTGCCTATCGTTCATCTCAGACCACTCTCTCTCTAAACCAAAGAGGGATAAACAAGTAAGCAGAGTTAGTAATAAAATTTTCATCTCATTCCTTTTTTTAATATCTACAATTATTGCATGTAAACATTTTAAAGTCTATGACCGCAGTCAAGACTATTTAGTGCTTCTTTGTTCTGGTAGCACTTAACCCCGATTAAAAGGAATATCAGAATCGTCTATGTCAATGCTAGGCAAAGCTCTTGCATCCGGCATTTGTCTTTGTGGCTCTCTATAAGCCGTGTGATTTGCTTGATAGCTTTGTGGCTGTTGTTGGTTATTTCCGCTGTAACCGCCTTGCTGCGGTGCTTGATTTGTTTGAGCGTTACCTGATTCTCTTTTGTCTATGAAGTCAAAATCATTTAGTTTTATACCGACCTTGCTTCTTTTGCTTCCGTCTTTGTCAACCCACGATTGGTAATCTAAAGAGCCCTGAATAAGAATCCGAGAACCCTTATTAAACCACTGATTCACAGTTTCGGCTTTTTTACCAAATACTGTTACATCAAAAAAGTGCGCTATATCGCCATAGCTCCCGTCTTGCTGTTTTCGTTTTTCGTTGTAAGCAATTCCAAAACTTAGAATTGCAGTGCCACCGCTGGTAAATTTCATCTCTAAGTCACGAGTTATCGTTCCAAGAATTTGTACATTATTCATATTTTTCCTTTTTATTTTCAAATTCCAAACTCTTACGGTCTGGAAAGTCGGGTATATTCTCAACACCCTTATAACTCAAAGCTCTTATAACTGTATCTATAATAAGCTCAAACTCATCTTTATTTAACTTCGTAGTACTGTCTTTTGTATAGAGACTTTTTACTACGGGCTTGAAGATCATCTCTTTGACTTTTAGCATATCCCATTTTGTATTGAGCTTAATAACATCTTGGATAACCATCCTTTGATTATTCATAGTGTTTGCTAGCATATCGCACCATAGATGAATCGCTCTGTTTTGTGTAACGGTTCGCATATCGGCGTCTTTAATGTCAATCTCGTAAATAGCACCGTCCTTGAGTCTATCAAGCTTCTCTTTGTCCTCATTAGAATATGGTATAAGCTGCCCGTATTGCTTTTTAAGATTTAGTTTCATTTCGACTTCTTTATCTTATCAAAATTAGCTTGAAGTTCGTCCACAAAGTCGTTTAAGCGCTGTTCCATCTTTTTGATATAAGCCTCATCTCTATAAACTCTTATTTGGAAAAAATCCATTGACGGGTGAAACGCTAAAAAATCCCACCATTCACGCTCACTAATCCAAAGGCTACCCATTACTTGCGGCTTATACTCTAAGGGAAGCCCACCGTCAAGCATGTACTTAACAAGTGTGCTCGGTTTAGGACATTTAATCTCTAAGCCGCCTACATCACCTATAAGACCATCAGGGCTAATGCCTATTGTCATTTCGTCATTGAAAATCATTCCTACTTGCTTAACTTCTACTTCGTGAATAAATTCGTATGAAGCTCTTGCAAGTGGTTCAATTTCATTGCCTCGTTCCATAAACTCACTCTTAAAGCCATTCGTTTTTTCATTTATGAGCTTTTCCGCAATAAGTTCGTACATATAACTTTTGTATGATGCTGATTTGTCTCCTTTTGCCGGAGTTATAATCTTACTAAAGCCTGATGCAGTAGGAACTCCTATTCGATAATCCATCCACTCTTGCGTTCCTTGCTCACATTGAATAATTTTCATTATAATACTCCATTTATAGTATGTTCTAAATTATGTCTTAGCACATAGTTATCATAAGCAAGTGCAGCTTCAATAGGAGTTTTAAACAGTCCAAGATATACTTGTTTTTTAGATTTACTGGTAGGAAATATCATCCCTAAGTCTTTAAGTAGCGCTGGTATTTTTATTTCTTGATTGTTTAACATTGTAGGCTCCTACCCCTAATATTTGAAAGAAGTGGCAAAGGGGTAGGATGTCCTGCCACCTCTGTCAATTACTAACTCTATAATTATACGCTATCTTTGCTTGATTTTTGCTTCAAGAGGTTTATGACGTGCTTTAGTTGTTCACTGTTTAACTCGGATACTTGGCTAACCTTATAAGCTTTATGTATCCACTGTTTAGTCGCTTCCGCGTCTTTTGTTTTGCCTACTAGCAAGTCAAGCTCCGCCCTCATTTCGACAGTATCGTCACTCATATCAATAGGGCGGTTATTCATATCTTCAGGGTCTATGTCGCTTAAGCTCAATATACGAATAGTTAAGATTCTGCTCCAGTATCCAAACTGCTTACCTCTTTCAATTTCTGCATCAAGATACATTTCATTGCCATTTCTATCTTTACGAGGTGTTACTGGCGGGAGTTTAATAGATGACTCGATACTCTCCCCGCTTGCAACGTGCCATAAAGTCACTTTTACACTGTCCTCGTTCATAGTTGATACAACCTCAAGCCCACAGTCAATTAACGGCTGTTGTATAGTCTTAATAACATTGTCCTCGCCTGCAAACTTCCAAGAGCCACCCGCTCCGTCTTTGCGCTTATCTGCTACAAGTGCAATTCCTTTTTTTCTAAATTCCGATTTTGCTTTTAATAGCTCTTTCATCACAGCCACCTCTCCGCCATTTTCTCACACCACTCTTCAAACTTCTCTAACATCATATCTCCTTTAAATAATCTAAAAACTCGTTAAAATCTTGCTCGTATCTGTTACAATGCTTTCTCATTTCGTCCACCACATCAAACAAAAACAACCCTTTTGTTTTTTCAGGCGTGATGTATAAGTTTTCAAGCGTGTACTCACAAAAATACTCTATGTTACTTCTCATCATTCGTTCGTGGTGTTGATCTTTTAGCATATCTTCTCGCATTGCATTTTTTTCGTCCATATCCATAACTTCATCCTTTTTATTTAATTAAGTCAAAAACTTATAAGAACCGACAGCCTCTGTAGTGAATAGATGTGCATAACTAATACTATAATTAGTTGTAAATCGGCTCTTGTAAATCTTAATGACCTGCAACCACTTATAAGATTTGCTACCACTTTGGTAACGATTGCAGGAACTTTTCTGTGCAACACATACCGAGCGAGTATCCTCAGTCCTGAATATGTGCTACATCGAAAAGTTAAGCTATCTGGTGGCAACCCCCTAAACTGCATCACACTCGTGGCAGTCATTTAAAACTTTCGTTTAAGGCTCTCGCCTATGTGTTTATTTCAAACGCATGAGAAAATTATAATATAACATTTCTTAAAGCATTATTAATCTATGTATAAAGTTTAAATAAGATTAGTTTAATAAATATAATGTTATCATTCTTTAAATCAATTAAAAAAAGGAACGAAATGGCAAAGAAAATAATAACACTTTCTTTAGATGAAGAAATTATAAAACTGGCAGATAGTGCAACAAAAGAGAGAGTTGAGATACAAAACCGCTCTCACTATATAAGCACTTTAATTTTAAAAGATAGTAAAAATAAAAAGAGTAAATAATGAAAATATTAGCATTTATAATAAGTATGCCAAATTGTGGGTCATGGAATGGAAAATTTAGCGGAGAAAGTAATTTTTATTGTAATATTCAGAAGTTTAAAGAAGCTGAATATAAAAAAGATAATCTCTGTAACATTGTAGATAAATCGTTTTACTATAATTTTGGTGATGGGTGGGGTGCTTCAATAAAAGTAGAATTAATTAACAACAAAACTGCAACACAATATAGAAAAATGTCAAGAGGTTTTATGGGTTATGAGTGGATGATAAAAAGTATTGTTAAAAATCAAAAAATTATTATTGAAGAGAACTAAAATGCAAGGAAAAATTAAAAGTTTCAAAACAGACTCACAAAACAGCAAGATTTTAGCATATCTTCAAACAGGCAAAAGTCTTACTTGCTTACAAGCCGCTCAAAATGGGTGGGGTATGAATTTACGCTCACGCATAAGCGATTTAAAAAGATTCGGCTGCAATATCGAGTCAAAGCAAGTTAATATTGACAATGGCAGTTATATTGCTGAGTATAGACTGAGTGAACAAGAGGCATAGAAATGACTAAGTATAAAAAAGGAACAATTCTTAAATCAAAAACAAGTGACAAAAAAATAGAAATTGTTTCAAAGATGGGCGGAAATGGTCACTACACTACACGCCCTTTAAATAAAAATCAAAAATCCCATCATATCCACTATGGAACATTAGATAAATTTTATGAGGTCGTAGAGTAATTTAACTCTTTTATGCTATAATACAAACAGCGATTGAGAGATAATATCTTTCTAACGCTGATAAAGATATAGACAATTAATTTTTAATCAAGTCAAGTCAAATAACTCTTAGCGGGGTCGCTTGGCTTGGTTAAGTATTATTTGTTGAAGAACCCCGCTACTCTTCATATCTTTCAAATCTACTTAAAATTACAAACAGCGGTAACTAAAAGGTTACTAAAATGACAAAATGGCTTATGAGAGTTACGGACAATTTTCCGTTAATCAAAAATATACTAGTTAATATTCTCTGTAAAATAAAGGGGATATAATGGAGCATCACTTTGATATAGACTTGGCAAAAAAACTAAATGTTAATTGTGCAATTATTTATAAAAATTTAGAGTTCTGGTGTAGTAAAAATAAAGCAAACAATAAAAACTTTATTGACGGCAACTACTGGACATATAACAGCGTTAAAGCTTGGAAAGAGCTATTTCCATATCTTGGAGAAACTCAAATAAAAAATGCTTTAAAAACACTAGAAGAGAATGGGTATATTATGTCTGGAGAGCATAATGCTAATAAATACGATAGGACTAAGTGGTACTGCATACTCGAGTTGGAGGTTTTAACCAATGGAGATGTAGAAAACAGCCAACCTATACCATATAATAAACCAGATAAAAAAACATATATTGATTATGACTTCTTTATAAATGAATGGAATAGCTTTTGTGAAAAATACAATAAAAGCAAAGTGTTAAAGATAACAGATAAAAGAAGAAATAAGATACAAGCCAGACATAAAGACTTTCAAGACTTTAAAAGAGTGTTTGAATTAGGAATAATAAAAGCAAAAGAGAGTGACTTCCTGCTTAATGGTTCTTTTTTTAGTTTTGATTGGCTAATAGAGAATGATACTAACTTAGTAAAAGTTTTAGAAGATAAGTATAAAGGCAAGAAACAAAAGGAGTCTTTAATATGAGCCTAAAATATCAATTTTTATCGGAAGTAAAAGCAATAGAAGCAAATTTTATCTTAAAAAAGTTTATGCCTATTCCTAAGAATGCAGTAACCCTACTAAGTGCAAGTGGCGGGATGGGTAAAACAAGACTTAGTTTAATAATGGCAGACAAACACATTCAAGAAACTGATGAAATCGTAGCCCTATGGCTAACAGAGGATTATCCAGGGCAAGTAAGAGCAACTTTTGACGAAATGGAAAAAAATGGACTTACAAAAGAATCATCATTAACAAAAATGATGTTGATTATAAATGAGCCTCCACAACTAGCAAAAAGAGAGAACGGAATATTTAAAGCCAATTATGAAGAGATAAATAAAATAGGCGAAACTCTAATTTTGAATAATGTTAAATTTGCGGTCTTTGACCCATTACTTGCTTTTTATGGCGGAAACGAAAATGATAATAGTGAGGCAAGAGTATTTATTCAAACTTTTGCAGAGTGGGCAAAAAAAGCAGAAATAACAAGTTTGATAATTCATCACGCAAACAAAGACGGAGCGAGCCGAGGAGCCACAGCATTCCACGATGGGGTTAGAGCAAGATATGAATTAACAATACCTCTTAATGATGATGATACTCCAAATGAAGCATTAACAAAAGAGGGCTTTAGAGTCGCAAGACTTAAAAAAGACAACTGGGGCATTAGAAAACATTTATGGCAAATGACTGATGGAAGTGACGAAATAATGCTAAAAGTAATGCCTAAAATAATAAAAGTGCAAGAAACAATATATCAAGACAAAATAGAAATGGGAGTTTTATAATGCAAGTAAATATTTCTTATCTTGAAGTACCTTTGGAATTTCAAGGAGTAAATGGAAAAGAATTAAATTTAGAAAAATGGAACAATAGTAAACTATCCAAAAATATGTTCTTAACCGCCGAGCCACTTTACAAAAATATAAACATAGAGTTTAGTAAGCTAATAGACATTGTTAAATCAGATTATCGTCAGTATTCGCCATTTACTTTCAAAGATGGGATTAAAAAAAGTGAGAATTGGAGTAATGAATATCAAGATTTAATAATCCTAGATATTGATAATGGTTTAACTATCCAAGAAGCCAAAAAACAATTTAAGTCTTATGAGTATCTTTTAGCTACAACAAAGTCACATCAGATAGATAAAAAAGGTTTAAAGTGTGATAGATTTAGAATAATCATTCCAAGCAACAATATACCAAAAGACGATGAGTATTTTAATTTTATGAGAATGATAGAAAAAAAATATCCATTTATAGACAAACAAGTAAACACAAAAACAGGTGCTTTTTTAGGGTTCTTTGGAGCTGAATATTTTTACAACAAAGGCAATTTTTTTAACTGTAATGAGGTTATAGAAACATTTAAAAGATTAGAGCGCGCAAAGATGGTAGATAAACCACAGCAAAAAACTATTTTTAAAGCACCTATTTCGCATAATATCAATATAAGGAACGACTTACCTATCCAAGATATAAAAAACCGTTTAACGAGAGAATTGGTTGCAGATATAGTTTCAGCGTCCGGATATGAAGTTAATAGAAAGTTTATGTTTAAATATCGACATAATGAAAAAACACCATCTGCGAGTATATCTCCTGATTTACTGATAAAAGATTTTGGATCAGACCTTAGTACAGATGTGATAGGATTTGTACAAGAAGCAAATAATGTAGATTTTAAAACAGCGGTATCAATAGTAGCTGGATATGTAGGGATAACAATATGACAAAATACAGCAACCAACCAGCGATAAGCTATGAAGTTGAAAAGATGTTGAAAAAATGACAAACTGCAAAACCTGCAAATTCTGCAAAAAGCAAAAGAGGTTCTATCAGTTTAAGGAAAACTACAAGTCAAGAGACGGACATCGCCATACTTGTAAAAAGTGCGAAGATAACAAAGTGGTTGAGGTTGAGACGATTAGCGATAAAATTAGAGAATACTTTAAAACTCTTGATATATATCAAGGATATTAGTTTCCAGTTCTGATAAAATAATGGCAAGGAGTTAAAATGCAAAGAAGTAAAATAAAAACAAAAATACAAAAGTTGCTCAACCAACTGAGCCAAAACGAACTAACAGAGCTTCATCAACTTATTGTTAGAAGATATGCGTTGGATGTAGAGGTGTAATGTGGAATTAGTAGCAGAAAAAAGAAAAGCTAAAAACTCACTAGCAGCTGGAAGCTTAACAATGCGAGAAGATATAAGGATTGAATTTTATAATGATAATTTTCAAAACTTTAAGAGGTATAACATACCAAAGGCTCAGTTAATTATCGCAGATATACCGTACAATCTAGGCAACAATGCTTATGCCTCAAGCCCTGAGTGGTATAATGGCGGGGATAACAAGAACGGGGAAAGCACAAAAGCAAATAAAGCTTTTTTTGGATCTGATTATAATTTCAATATTGCTGAGTATATGCATTTTTGTAGCAGACTTTTAAAGCCAGAGCCTAAAGAGACAGGCAAAGCACCTGCAATGATAGTTTTTTGTGCTTTTGAACAAATGCATATGGTTATTGAGTATGGGAAAAAACACGGTTTTAAAAACAGTTTTCCATTACTTTTTATAAAAGACAGTTCTTCTCAGGTACTAAAGGCAAATATGAAAATAGTTGGAGCTTCTGAATATGCAGTTGTTTTGTATAGAGAAAAGCTTCCAAAGTTTAACAATCACGGGAAGATGGTTCTAAATTGGTTCAAGTGGAAAAAAGACGGAAACAGATATCCAAAAATACACCCTACCCAAAAACCAATAGCTGTTTTGTCTGAGATAATAAGAATCTTTACAGATGAGGGCGATGTTATAATAGACCCTTGTGCTGGTAGTGCTTCAACACTAAGAGCAAGTGGGGAGCTAGGCAGACACTGTTATGGCTTCGAAATCTCAAGAGATATGTACAAAAAAGCGAATAAAGAGATGTTAAATGCAAACTAAACTAGAAAGCTTTTTAGAGGCAAACACAAGCACTTTTATAGGCTTTATCGTTTCATACATACTAAGCTATACCGTACTGCCTCTTTACGGAGTGGAACAGTCACACAGCGTAAGTTTACAGATAACAACGATATACACAGTCGCTTCAATAATTAGAGGCTATGCGGTGAGACGCTATTTTAATAAAAGGAAAAAAGATGATAGGGAGATAAGATGATTAATATATACTACCCAGCTAGACCAAAACCAGCACCAAGACCACGAGTAACAAGAAATGGGACATACAACAATGAAGATTATACAGAGTGGAAAAATGGATTAAAATTATTGGCTAAGACAAGATTTAAAAATCCTATAACTACTCCAGTAAGTATGAAAATAGAATTTTTTTATGAAATTCCTAAGAGTTGGAGTAAAAAGAAAAAAGAAAATGCTAAATGGCATACTTCTAAGCCCGATATAGATAATTTAGTAAAGAGCATACTAGATGCGCTTAATGGAGTAGCATTTAATGACGATAGTCAAGTGTGCATGATTCAAGCAAGAAAGCAATATGCTGCTTTTAATGGTGTGAAAGTAGAAATTTATGAGAACTAAAATAAAAGCAAATCGTATCAAACCGAAATACAACGGTAAGAACAAAAAGAAGACTACAGATGAAGACAAAGAGTATCTCGAGTGGCTACAACATCAAGACTATAAATGCTTTGTTTGTGGCAAGATAAACCCAAACGACCCGATAGAGTGGCATCACGTCAAGCTACATAGCACAGACAACAAGAATCATAAGCGACTGATACCTTTATGCGGCAGTGAACACCATAGAAACGGAGAGTTAAGTCCACACGGAAACCCGAAGAGATGGCGAGATACTTTTGGTATGGAGCTGCAGAATGAATTTGCAGATGAAATATGTCAAGAATATATTAAAACTATGCTATAATATCACTGCTCAGCTACCATTGAGAAGCAAGAGATGGCTACCGTCTAGCCTATAGGCGAACAGTTAATTTATCTCAGCCCGTTTTTGTTCGTCCTTTTACGGGTTGGTATAAGTTAATAAAAAGGATGATAATGTGAGAGATGAGCTTCTCTACATTTATTATGACTTATTTGATATAATAGACGATATAGAAGCGATAGCCGACGCAATAATACAATATTGCTATGGCACTAACAACAGAGATGATATCCTAGAATGGCTGGAAATGACAAAGCTACACAACTTAGAAACAGAACTAAACTTTTTATATGATATGCCCATGTGGAAGCTAAGAGAGTTTAAGAGTGAATGGGATAAGAAGAGATTAACGCTTTTTGATTTTGAGGGAGAGGTTTAAGGGATGGAGCTAAAATATAAAAAAACAGTATGGCTTGATGATACAAAGAAACCAAAACCAGATGAGGTTATTATAAATGGCAAGACTTACTGAGACACAAAAAGAAGATTTACTTGCCGACTACCATACTGGAGAATATTCAAATAATGAGTTAGCAAAAAAATACAAGACAAGTCACACAACTGTTAATAAAATGGTTAAGGATTTAGAGCCTAAGCATAAAGAGAAAGTTTCAACCATAAGTGCGATGAGAGCGGAATTATTGCAAGAAAGTTTCAAGGAAGTTTCAGCTGTTGAAGCTGCAATAAACGAAAGAACAAAGCACTTATTATTTTTTACAAATTCAGCATTAAAAAATCAAACACTTGCAAATAAGAAATTAAATGATAATATATCTATGAATGACTTAGAAGCACACAGCAGAATAACATCACGAAATAAAGACAGCGTACTAGGTAAAGAAGCAAACACACAAGTAAACATTCAAAACACAAATGCTCTTCAAAACAACATAGTCATAGAGTGGGAATGAAAGTCACTCTAAATAAAAAACTAAAACCATTTGCTACACAACAAGCGAGATATAAAATAGCATACGGCGGTCGTGGATCAAGTAAGTCATGGACTATTGCAAGAATACTTCTACTAAAAGCAATGCAAAAACCGATGAGGATACTTTGTACCCGTGAAATACAAGACTCTATAAAAGACTCAGTACACAAATTACTTAAAGACCAAATAGATTTATTAGAATTACAAGGTTACATAGTTCAAAATGATGTGATACGACACGCTAATGGAAGTGAGTTTTTATTCAAAGGGCTTTATACAAACCTATCTAAAATTAAATCATTCGAGGGTGTAGATATCTGCTGGATAGAAGAGGCTGAGAGTATATCTGCAATGAGTTGGGAAATACTAGACCCGACTATAAGAAAGCCTGATAGTGAAATATGGATTAGTTTCAATCCAAGATATGAACATGATATAATTTACACTACATTCATAGAAAACCCACCTGATAACGCAATAGTCATAAAAGTAAACTGGCAAGATAATAAATACTTTCCAAAAGAGCTAGAAGACCAAAAAAATAGAATGATGAAAAACGACCCTGACAAATACTTGCATATTTGGGAAGGACAGCTCAAAAAGAATACAGATGAACAGGTGCTTAACAATAAATGGTGCATAGAAGATTTTAATACACCCGATAATGTTCATTTTTATTTCGGTGCTGACTGGGGCTTCTCTAACGACCCGAACACATTAACTAGATGTTTTATAGCCCCTCATAAAGATTATGGAAATAACTGCTTATACATAGACTACGAAGCAAACGACCGCCCTTATAATTCAGAGAATAGAATAACAAGCAGCGATATAGATGCACTTCCTGCATTATGGGATACCGTTCCGCTCGTTAGACAACATCAAGTTAAAGCAGATAACGCACGACCTGAGACAATCGCTCATATGGTAAAGAATGGCTTCAATGTTGTACCATCTCAAAAAGGTAAGGGCAGTGTAGAAGATGGTGTGTCATATTTAAGAAGTTTTGATAAAATTATAATACACTCACGATGCTTAAACACGATACACGAAGCTAAATATTACAGCTATAAAGTAGATAAGGCTAGTGGACAAGTAACATCAATAATTTTAGATAAATATAACCATATGATAGATGCTCTAAGATACAGCCTTGAAGATGCTCGAAACAACTCCGACAAGTGGTGGTAAATTAATTAATTTCTAAGTAAATTGATAGTATGATATTAAATCTTATTGGACGCAATAAGGCATTTGTTTCTAGTCTATGCGAAAAGCATAATCAGATGATGTGAGAACTTGCCAGAGAACATGCTGAGTATATAAAGCAAGAAAGAACTCTTAAGAGTTAGAAGTAAAACGAGGCGTCAATCTACGCCTATCCTCATCAAGGTGAAAATCCTTAAGCTAGAAGCATTGTGGATAATTGACAGAGTGGTTTATTGTGACGGTTTGCTAAATCGTTGATGATTAGTTTCATCCATAGGTTCAAATCCTATATTATCCTCCACCATAAAAACAATCAAAACAAATAATCATAAATGTGCTATAATTTGATAAAAACAAAAGGCTTTCATAATGGCTAGAGGCAGAAGAGCAAACCGAACACACGCTAAGGGCGGACTTTCAAACGACGGGTTAAGAGATGCGCTAAGCGGTATCGGTGGGGAGAAAGACATATTAGCTACTGGGATGATGGGCTTTGCTAACTATGTAACTCGCAATTATACTATGCTCCAGAGAATGTACCGCTCTAATATTTGGGTTAAAAAAGCCGTTGCAATTCCTGCCGATTATGCGGTCAAGGGTTGGAGAAAATGCGAAAACGATGAGGTAGCCAAAGAAGAGAAACGCCTCAACCTCAAAGCAGTTACAGCCGAAGCCATAAAGTGGGCTAATCTGTTTGGTGGTTCATTAGCGGTTATGGTAGTAGATGACGGACAAGCACCGGATAAGCCTTTAGACCTCAATAAAGTCAAGCCAAACGGATTTAAAAGAATTGTCATAGTTGATAGATGGAAAGTGACTTATAGCCAGATTAACACTAACCCGTTTGATGATAACTATTTGGAGCCTGAGTATTATCTTGTAACAGTAGGAAATCATACAGCAAGATACCACCCGTCACGATGCCATAAGTTCATTACAAACTCACTCCCACACGATGAAGCAGTTAATGAACAGTACTGGGGCGTATCCCAAATCGAAATAATTTACAGACAACTAATCGCAGATGATGTGTTTCTCTCTTCTGTAGCTAATATGATGAAAAAAGCAACTGTCGATATTATGGGAATCCCGAATCTATCTAATATGATAAAGAACGGTCAAGAAGATGCAGTCAAAGAACGTGTTAGAATAGCTCAAAGTGCAATGAGTACACTTAATACTTGGGTAAAAGATGCGGGATACAACGGTCAAAACGCTGAAACGTATGAGCGTATTACACAACAGTTTAGCGGTTTTGATGCAATGGATATTCAATCTCTTAAGAGAATCGCAGCAGCAGCGGAAATACCAGCTACAATATTTCTAGGACAAAGTCCAGACGGGATGAACGCTACAGGAGACAGTGACCTTTCAATATTCAGCGATAGGCTAACAGCTATTAGAGAAATCAATATCGACCCGTTTCTTTACAAAGTGGATAAGATAATCGCAGTATCGAACGGCTATGAAGTATCAGAGTACGAGTGGGTTAATCCATTTCCGAAGAGTGAAAAAGAAGAAGCAGAGATTAGACAAATAAATACAAATATTCTTATGAATATGCAAACTATGCAAGTGAGTGATAAAGTAATAGCGGATAGAATGGTTAAGTATGGCTTGATTGACAGCGACCAAGAGCAAGAAGTTGTTAATGGGTTTGAGTTAGAATCCTTTGAAATCGAAGATGAATTAGAATACACAAATGCCTAAAAAAACACGCCCGATAAGAGAGAGCCGAAAAATTGAAGTTCAATACAGAAATGCACTTTTAGTTCGTGCAAGATGGTTAGAAGAACATCAAGGTCAAATACTCAGAGAGTTAAAACAACAAACAGATGCACCCGGTACTGATTTGAGAACAAAAATAAACGCAATGAGAGATGCTTACTTAGCACGCTTTCCTATTCGTATGACTCAAAGACTAGCTAAGAGGTTTTATCAAAGAATTAACTCTTATAACGAAAAAGAGATGAACGGGGCTTTTAAAGCTTTAGGCATTGATTTAGCATCAGAGCTTACTAAATCGGGCTTAAAAGACTTTTCAAACATAGCTATTCAAAATCAAGTGAACCTCATTAAATCAATTAGTGATGATTACTTCGATAAGATTGAGAACCTAGTTTATAACGGTGTGATGAATGGAGAGGACTTTGAAACGCTTGGTAAGAAGATACAAGATGCGACGGGGGCTACTAAGAAACGCGCGAAGTTTATAGCTAGGGATCAAGTTTCTAGTATCAACGGAAGCCTATCAAGGTTAAGAGCAGAACAGGCGGGGATAACATCTATGCAATGGGTTAAAACAAAGCCCTCTAAAACCAAAAACTATACACCACGACAAAGCCACATAGACGCTGATGGTAAAATATTTGACATTGATAAAGGCTTAAAAGTTGACGGTAAATACATCTGGCCGTCGAGCGAGATTGGCTGTACTTGTATTGGGAGATACATTGTAAATTAATAAACTTATGATATAATTACTACATAAGACCAGTAAAATGGCAAAGGCTTCAAGAGTATTGAAATTATATACTCGACCTTTATCAATCAGATAAGGGAAAAATAATCATGGCAAAAAGAGTAAAATTATTTCATAATCAAGATATGGGAAATGGCATATTTTTTATCAAAGAAATAGATAGTAAAATAATGAGTGGAAGAAAAAGAAGATTTGGCTTATTTAAATGCAAATGCGGAAATGAATTTGAAACACAATTAGATAATGTTAGATTTGGGGATACAAAAAGTTGTGGATGTTCAACAATATCAGACAGAGCAGAAAAGATAAAAACTCACGGGCTAAGTAAGCACCCATTATATCCAATATACCACAGCATGATTAAAAGATGTTACAATGAAGATGATATAGGGTTTAAAAATTATGGCGGAAGAGGGATAAAAGTTTGTGATAGATGGAAAAATAACTTTTTAAACTTCTATACAGATTTAAAAGATATATTTAGGACGGGGTTAGAAATAAATAGGATAGACAACGACGGGAACTATGAGCCAAAAAATGTAAACTTTGTAACTCATCAGATAAATAGCTCTGCTACAAGACAGGTGCATCGAGATAATACATCTGGTTATAGAGGCGTCGGATTATCAAGAGGGCGTTATAGAGCATACATAACAGTGTCTCAAAAGTTTAAACACATTGGAACATTCAAAACAAAAAAAGAAGCTGCAAAAGCATATAACGATTATATAGACAAAAACAACTTACCTCATACAAAAAACATTATAGAGTAGCAAAACGCTACCCTTCATTCCCACAAACCGAGCAAGTCCACTTCTCGCTATCCCAAACATTCATTCCCAATATAAGAATAATCACAAAAGGAATAACCCATAATCCAGCCGTGACTATCATCAAGAAGATATGAAGCAACCAATTTATTTTTTTACCGTTTTTATAGTGCAATGTAGCACGACCGCACTCTTTACAAAACATAAGCTCTTGTTTTACTGTTTTCATTTTTGTCCTTTATTTAAAATTCTCTCAGACTCTTTAAAATCTAAGTACATCTTGATAGCATTATCTACAATCGTTTTTCGTGTTAAGCCAGACTTAGCCATTTCAAAAGTTAATCTCTTATGAGCGAAGTCGCTTACTACTACTACTTTTTTAGTCATTTTGTGTTTCCATCTGTCATGTATCTAACTATCTCTTGAAGTGGATAAACGACCGTGCCGTTTTTAGACTTACTATCAAGCTTTTTATAACCTGCACCTATTCCCTGCTCTCTCATGCGATAAAGAGTCGCTAAAGATACATTTAGTATTTCAGCTGTTTTATTTTGCTTTACAATAGCACCATACACGGGTAACATTAAGCTAAAAAGCTCTTTTTGTTCATCAGTAAGTAATTTTCTTTCGCAGAAACACTCCGCATCATCTCTTTCAATTTTCATTTTACATCCTTATTTTGATATCCCATATCATAGCTAACTTATTATCAAATTAACCTTAATTTACTTAAACTTATGAATATTCTAAAATATCGTATAAATTTCTAAGGAATACTATGACTACAGACTCAAAAACAATCAAATACGAAATATGCCCAGACAGCGGTTTTATGCGTGTGAGCGGTATTTGTGCTAGAAGTGGTATTCAAGAATATTTAGGCTCCGAATTAGGTCTACAAGGCGATGATGCTACAAGAGTTATAAAAGTATATCGTCCCGAAGATGAGGTTGTGGCGTCCCTCTCTTCATACAATGGTTCTATCATAACAGATAACCACCCAGACGACGGCATAGTGACTACAGATAGTTATAAAGTGCTAACGAGAGGGAACGTATCCGAAGCAATCTCTAAAAAAATCAACGACGAAACTTACATTATAGCGAAAGCAACGATTACCGACCCGGACTTAATTGAAAACATTAAGAATGGAAAACGGGAGCTAAGTGCAGGTTACACTCGTGATTTAGTTAAAGAGAGCGGAGAATATAACGGTGAAAGCTATGACTATGTTCAAAGGAACATAAGAGTAAACCACGTAGCAGTAGTAGACGAGGGCAGATGCGGAAACGCGTGCAAATTAAACTTAGATAAAAAAGGAGTAACAACTATGATTAAAATTCAAGTTGATGGGCGTTCTGTTTCTATGGATGAAGCGGAATTAACAAAATATGTTACAGAGCTTCAAAAATCGAAAGACGAAGCAATGGAGAAAGTTGAAGAGGCTGAAAAGAAAACTCAAGATGCCGAAGCAAGTAAAGAAGAACTTGCTAAGATGGTTGAAGAGAAAGTCGCTGAACTATTAGCACTTCAAAAACAACTAACTGAAATGGTAACAATGGAAGAGGCAGAAGAAATGGCTGGAGAATCTGTTGAAATTTCAGAAGATGCGGAAGAGCTGGAAATCGAGACTAAAGAAAAATCAAATGACGCTAAGCGTAAAGAGATTTTAAAAGCAATCACGGGAGACAAATATAGTTTTGATAGTTTTGATAAAGCAACTTTGAAAACTGTTTACCGTATTTCAGTAGACCAGGCTAAGGTAGCTAAAAAAGCTCAAAAAGCAGGGTATAAAGGTGTCGTAAATGACAAAAAAGCAACGCCTCGTACAGGGAATTTATCAAATGACTTGAACGCAATCGCGGCAGAAGCTAGAAAAAACAGAGGAGTTAAATAATGAGTACATTCGTACAATCAAGCGTATCACAATACGCAAATGCTAGATACGCGGGTCAAATCGACACGCTACAAGTAAACAATGTAACAGATGCAATCTTAGATACAGCAGTAGCAGGCTTTGGTGTACCGCTTGCTAGAACAGCAACAGGTGTTAAGCCTTTTACATTAGTTGGTGATGCTTTCGTAGGTATTTCAGTTCGTAAACACACACAGACAAATGCTTATAACGCAACAACTGCAACAGATTATGCAATCGGTGCGAGTGTTCCTATTTGTAATATGGGCTATATCGTAGTAACAGCTGAAAGTGATGTTGTTAAAGGTGGAAATGTCTTTATTCGTTACGGTGCAGGAGCAGGCGGTACAGTTTTAGGTGCAATCAGAGCGGATGCAGATACAGCAACAGCGGTTGAAGTGCCAGGTGTAATTTTCGCGGAATCAGCAAGTGCTGGCGAGTTAGTTCGTGTTGCAGTAACACGCATTTTTGAGTAAGGAGATATAAATGAGTGATATGACAGCATTCTTCGAAGAAGAACTAGTAAAGATTATTGGCGAAGTTGAGAGAGTCGAGTATGGTCGTAAAATCGCTAGAGAGATTATGCCGTTCGATGCAAAAGCTTCAAGAGGTTCACAAGCGTTAAAACAATATGTTTTAGACCGTGTTGGGTATATGAGATTGAAAGAGAAAATCTCTGATAAGGTAGAATTAACAGACATTGCAAAAACTGCGGTTTATCTTCCTTTGCTTGTTTCTGAAAATGGTTTTCAATATGACATTGACGAAATTGCAGCATCTATGGAGTCAAATACTTCTTTAGACAGCGAAAAAGCGGCGGCAGTTTTAGAAGCTTACGAAGAAATGATTAATAGAGTTGCATTCGTAGGTCAATCGGACTTAGGTCTTACAGGCTTAGCAAACAACGCTAATGTTGACATTCTTACAGATATGGGAGCTACTTTTGCAGCGGCTACATCTGAGCAAAGAGTTACATTCTATGCTGGTTTATGTTCTAATGTTTGGACAAACTCAAAAAACACCGTAACACCTGATACGTTGGTTATTCCATCAGCTGAATATACAGCAATGGGAGAGAAAACTTACTCAAACACTGGAGTCGTTACAGACAAGTCTGAGCTTGATATGCTACAAACAAGACTTAACGGACTATTTGGAAATGTGAAAATCGTTTCATCTCTTGAGCTTGAAGGTCAAGGTGCGGCAGGTGTTCAGCGTGCTGTTGCATTTGCTAATAATGCAAGAGTTCTTTACTTTGAAGAGACTTTACCAGTTGAGTATCAACCAGTACAACGCGAAAACAATATGTTTAAAGTTCCAACATTCGCAAAAGTTGGCGGTGTATTTATTAGACGCCCATACGGGATTCAATACGGCGATTACTCAAAATCATAAGGGGTTTTAAATGAAAGTAGTATCTAACGAAGCAAGAACAATTACAATCGAGGGAGTGGCGATTACGCCAGACCCTAAAGGTGTGACAATTCCTGAAGATAAAAGAGAGGCTATTCGTGAAAATTTCTTTTTTAAGCATTATGTTAAAGTTGGAGCTTTTTCGGTCGAAGATGAAGCTCCCGTAGTTGAAGAGGCTACAACTAAAAGAAGAGGCAAGTAATGACAATCGCAGAATTTAAAGACTATTTTCCAGAGTTTACAGATAGTACCGATGCTCAAATCAACAGAGCCTTAGATATCGCTCTTGCTACATCAAGCGAGAGAGAGCTAGGCACTAATTATGATTTGGGATTGAAATATCTAACGGCTCACTTTTTAGCTTTAAATTCTAATCAATTTGACGGCGTGTCAAGCGGCACAAAGCCAACAAGTTCTGAAAGCGTTGACGGTGTATCTATATCTTATGCAGATAGTGGTATATCAAATGACGCTACAAACGGTATGCTTAACTCAACTTCATACGGTCAAATGTATGTTAGATTGACTTTACATATCGGCGCAGGTGGCTTCACGTGCTAAAGAGAAAAAGTGGAAAGCCTATTAAGTCATCTAAAGATATTCAAGCTCAAAAAAAGCTAGAAGAAACTTTTAAAGATGGAAAAAACGCAAGTATTAAGGTAGGTTTCCCAGCTTCAAAAAGTGCGACAATGTCGGAACAAGACGGAGTTACAGCACTATATAAAGCAACTGTAAACAATTTTGGCTTAGGTGTTCCAAAGCGTCCATTTATGAGTGTAGCATTTGCTTCAAATGAGAACAAGTATCGCAAAATGATAGCTAAGAATATCGGAAAAATGAAACAAAAGCAGTTACTTAGTCAATTAGGATCTATCGGAGAGGGTGATGTGAAAAAGACAATAGTTGATTTTAAAAGCCCTCCAAATAGCGATTTAACGATTAAAATAAAAGGTACAGATAATCCGCTTGTAGATAGTTCGCACATGGTCGGCTCAGTATCTTGGGCGTTGGAGGCTAAATAATGTTAGATGTATCAAAAGTCTTTGCAGAGTTTGAAGCAAATTACACACGAACTAGATTCGCAATAGTAAACACTTACAATGGCGAGGAGCGAGTAGCAACGGACGCAACAGTTAGAGCATATATACATCCTGATGATTATCAAAAAGATGTCTATAACGCTCAAGGTGTACGCTTAGAGCAAAGGATTAAAATCTTTTGTAAACGAAATACAGACATCACGAACAATGATGAAGTAGTTTACGAGGGCAAGAGATACAAAGTCACAGATGATAACTCTAAGATAGTAGGGGCATATAAGAAACTACTAGGGGAGCTAGTAATATGACAGACATAAGACAAGCTTTACATACATTTTTAGACAGTGTTTCAACTTGGGAAATTCGTAATGCAATGGTTCAATTTACAGAGCCAGACGCATACGTGAGTTACTATGTCTTAAATGATGACACATTTACTCAAGCCACAGGGAATAGGGAATATAACCCGACAGACGACCTCGTGGATGCGACTTTTAATATCGTAACGGGTGCAACTGTACAGATAGATGTTAGAGGGGATGGCTCTTTTGCTGAGTCAAGAAACTTATATTATGGCTTACAGACTTGGCAAGAAGAACTTAAAAGCGCGGGGCTTTTTTACAGGGGAGTAGGTTCAATCGTTCCTATTCCACAAGTTCAAAACGGCTATGTAAAAGAGGGGTATCAATTTAACTTAAATGTTGGATATGACGCTTCTATAATTAAACAAATTCAATACGGGGAGACAATTCAATGGCTTTAAACAGACAAGCGGTCATTACTTATGTAAGACAACAACCGCCTACTAACTTTATAGACATTAACAGAACAGTTGCTTTAATCTCAGATACTGCTACATTTGCAGAAGATTATCGCTTATATACAGACCTCGAGAGTGTTGAGGTAGACTTTGCTGCTGGCGAAGATTTTCACGACATGGCAAAAGGTTATTTTCAAGAGACGGGCGGAAGTGGTTATCTTTATGCTGTACCAGTTCGTGATGTAGTAGGAACTGACCCAGATGTAGTGGGAACTTTAGATTTAATCGAAAATGATTCTACGCTAATATGGGCTTTTGTTATTGCAGATACAACTATAAGAACATCAGCTCAGGTTATTGATGGTACTCTCGCAGCGGCTAAGTACAACAAAGCTTATCACATGATGTTCGAGACAAATGAAGCAGATGCAAAAACAGCGGCTACAACAGATGCAGCAAGCGTTAACAAAGCGGTGTATGACTCACTAAGTGGAGATAACTCTACAATCGTTGGTAATATGTCATTTATTTATTCTAGTGATGCAACCGACCCAATCGCTGCAAAAATGGCGGGTGTAATGATGGGTCAAAACATCGGCTCTAGAACTGCTAAGTTTGCTAAACCTTTACTAAGTACACCTGAAACACTAAGCGGTGCAGAACTTGCATTTTTGATGGATAAAAACATCAACGTTTACACGGGCACAAATGAAGTAACAGGTAGAGCTTTTGTTAAAGAGGGCATGTCACTCAAAACTGGCAACTTCATAGATACTTCACTCGGTGCTATCTGGATGGAAGTTAATCTTACAGCTATTTGTTATGATTTATTTCAACAAAAAAAGGTAACGATTGACTCGCAAGGCTTCGCACTTTTAGAAAATGCTACTAAGCCAGTATTTAAGAGAGCTCAAAACTTAGGAATTATTCAGCCGGGAGACGAAAACTATACAATAGCTTTCCAAGCAGGTGATTTGCTCCGTGAGATTGAGGGTAACTACACATATAATGAAGCGGTAGCAGGACACTTTGTCACTAACCGTGTTCAGATTTTATAAGGAGGCTTAGATGGCAAGTGAAACAATTACACAAGTCAAGGGTCAAGTAAGTTTCGTATGGGGTGCTATATCTGCTTTTAACTTAACAAAAGATGCAGCGGTAGCATACGAAATCGGGCAAAATGGAGATACATTCTCAACGGTTCGTGACATAGTACACGTACTTGAAGATGCAGGAAGTATCGTATCAACTGTTACAGTTACAATCCCAAAAGGTGCGCCAGAAATTGCACTAATAGATGCTCAGATATTAACTAAAACACCTTACCCTCTTCTTGTAAGAGACGAAGGTATCGGATACACAGTTGGAATGGCTTCGGCTATTTGTTCTCAAGTAGCATTATCAGACACTACAGGCGGAAGCGATATCGAAAATGTAAGCTACAGCTTCAAAGGTAGTATTTTTAAAGCTGCTATATAAAAGTCACTCTTCGGGGGTGACTTCTACAATTAAACCACTCCTATATAGCTTTAAAAAGCTAATGTCAGAATATGGCACTCTATCCCCATTTTCATCAAGATAATGAACTAGAGAACATCCACTATCTCTTCTGTATACGGGACTTCCTCTTTTAACTTTTATTACATGTTCTCCATTTTTGTATTCATCACAATTAAAAATAAAATCTTTATTTCTTATAGATGCAAATAAATTAATATCAGTATCAGGGTCATTTTCTATAAAATATCTCTTCATCGCCTCATATAATCTTCTTTTAAACTCATCGCCATTTCTGTAGTTGTCAATAGTGTTTTTATGCACACCGTAAAAAGTGGCTAAGTTTTGATTAGTTGGTTTCATGTTTAAGCATCCGTAGACACGCTGCAAATACTGCTTCAGGTTCTGTTTCGCTATCAAAATCGTTACTAATTGATGGGTATAAAGTATTATTATCAGGTAAAAATAAGTTACAATACCAAAGACCCGTAAGCCTTGATTTTTCTGTTGATAAAACAATATCTTTATCGAATGCCCACTCTTTACAGTTATATACTAATTCGTGAATATTAAGATGTTGCCATCCATCTTCCATATAGTACCCTACTGCAATAATGTTGCTTGTTGGTAGAAAACAAAACCTATCTACTTTTTTAGAAATTCTTTCATTTTCTATATTTAGAACCTCACTCAATAACTCTTTATTTAAGATAATATTCATTCTTTATCCTTTGCTTCCCATTTGAAACACCCAAAATCTTCTTTTACTTCTATGTATTCAAGTCTTCCCATGTTGTTTTCAAAACTTAATAAATTACATTCAAAAAAATTCATTTTTTCATAACCTACGCAGTGTTTGCAATTCCCACAAGTCTTAAAATAGATATCTCTATACGCAACTTCTAGTCCTCTTTTAAAACCATCAAGATAATATTTATCATCTGTAAATGTTGCCATGCTCATTATAAAGTTTATTCTATCCTCTATTTTCATAAAATTCCCCTTTTGTATTTTTCACAAAAGAAATCATCAACATCAAATGAAATGCCATAGTATGTCTTCATCACATCATTATTACATGAATTATCTTCGCTATTTTTATTTAAGTATTTACAATTTGTACATCTTACGGTATTTAACTCTGATGTTATAAAATTGTATATATAATCCACAACATTGCTATCTAATATTTCAGATAAATCATACATTCCAAAATCTTTTTCAATGCCTGTTTTTATATGTTCAATCTTTACTAAATTATCAATAAAACTCATATTAACAACCTTATAAAATAGTTGCTAAACTAGTTATTTGTAAATAGCTTTTGTATTGATTGTTTTCAAGCTCTTTCGCTTCTACTACACCATCTATAAAGTTGTTAAGAAGTGTAGTACCTCTTTCATTTAAAGCTTCTACTTTTTTAAAAGTTCCGTTTATTTCAATTGTTAAATTCATTTTTTCATCCTTTTGTTTCTTAGATAACATAATTATAACACAAATATTGTGCAATGTCAAGAGTATTTAATAAATTCTTTTAATTTCGCTATAATATGAAAAAAGGATATTAATGCTAATTCTCAAAGAAAAAAACCAAATGACAAACAGAGAGCTTAAAGACTTGGAAGCGATTGTTTTCCCGATTATCGTAGAACACGGCGAAGATAACGAAGCTCTAAAAAAGGCTTTTGTATCTCTCATCAAAGACAGAGGCGAAGAGGTCGCAAAACTTGTTTATAAAGATATGCAAGACGAGCCTTTCTTGTTTCAACTTATGCAAGACTTTCCTAATGTTCTAAGTTATGTTTTTGAGGCACCACAAGGGGGAAAGCCACAAGCGACAAAGCCACAGAGAATAGCGAAGCGATAGAGTTCTTCAAAGAGAGTGGAATGACCCCTCTATATTTTAGGGGGTGCGTACTTATCTCTGAACGGATTATTTCTTATAGCGAGTTCTTAGATATGAACTACTTTGACTTCAAAAGGTTAGAGGCTTTAGTCGCTTTTAAGAATAAACAGATCAACAAAAAGTCCAAAAAGCAAAACACAGACAAAATAAAATCGCAGTTGAGTAATGTTCGAAGTCGTAATGTATCGGACATGGGATTCACCGAAGAACAGCTTAAAATGATGTTTGATTAATATGCTATAATTACAAAAAGTAAAGGCACGATATGGCTACAACTGACGAATTAGTATATAGTATTGATTTGGCATGGGACAAAATAGGTTTCAAAAATCTTGACGCTTCTATAAATCAAACCGTTAAGTCATTCGCAGTTGCTACTGCCGCTGTATCCGCTGCAAGTGCCGCTATTTTTGCAATGTCAAAGAGTTATGCACAAAGTACAGACAATCTCATTAAAACATCTGAGCGAGTAAATGCTACAACCGAATCAATCCAGAAACTAACATTTGCAGCAGAAGACAACGGTGCAACGATGGACGATGTCACAAGCTCTTTAGGCTCTTTGGCTAAACAGCAAGAAGAACTTTTAAGAGGCAAGGGCGATTTTGAAGCGTGGGGTCGCTTAGGCGTTAATCCTAATGAGTACGAGAATACAGCCGATTTGCTTTTAGCTATAAGTGACTCTGTTAAAGACTTAGGAAGCACTGAGGCGATAGATCTTATGAGTCGTGTTGGAATCTCTCCACAACTTTTACAGACTTTACAACAAGGAAGCGACGGCTTAGGTGCTTTAGGTGCAGAACTTGAAGCACTTGGCGGAGTATCTACTAAAGATATGTTAAAGAGTTCTCAAGACTTTATGAGTGGTTGGCAAAGAGCATCTACTATAACAACGGGTATATTAAATAAGGTTAGCTCTCAGATGCTTAACGATACTATTAACCCAGCCATAAAAGCATTTAATAAATTCGCCTCTCAAAATATGAAAAAAATTAGTGAAGTTATTACTAAGATTTTTGAAGCAGTTGCAAAAGCAAGCGAGTTTATCTTTAGTATGATTACAAGACTTTCACAGCCTTTTATCAAACTTGTTGATTTGTTTGGCGGGTTGGAAAAAGCCGCAATCGCTTTAGGTGCAGCAATTGCCGCAATAAAATATAAAACAATCGCCGCTATGCTCCCAGCTATACTAGTTGTTGGTGCTTTATATCTAGCTTTTGACGAAGTTATGAGTTTTTTACATGGCGAAGAGTCTTATATTGGGGATTTTTTTGACGCTATAGGAGTAGGAGCAGAAGACGCACGAGGCTTTTTGTTGGCATTAGGTAATCCTCTTGATAGATTTATAGAGCTTCTAAAAATGTCTTATGATGGATGGACTAATCTTTATGACTGGATGATGTACGGAATCGAAAAGGTTACGAAAGGGTGGCAAGATTTAATGAAGTGGATTGACGATCTTGTAGCGAAGTTTAATAGTGTTGTAGAATCTGCTTCTAATATCGGTGGAAGCATTGGAGATTTTGCAGGTGACGCTTGGGAGGGAACTAAAAATTTCTTTGGCGGTGGTGAGCAATCTACACCTCAACCAGTAATGAATAATAATATTAGTTTCCAAATTGACGGCTCACAAAATCCAGAAGCAACAGCCGAGGCGGTTAGAAGAGTAATGAACGAAGAACTAAACAAATCAGCACAGAGAGGTGGCTTCTAATGCCTTTATTTTCACTTTCAAGTTTAGTCCCTAACGAGCTTACAATCGGAAATCAGTCTATTCGCGTAGATGGTATAACAGAGGTATCTACTACTAATTCAAGAATGATAACCTCTCATCCAGTTGAGCAAGGATATAACATTACAGATGCTCAGCATCAACTCCCTATACGAACAACATTCAAGATATGGGTCACAGACAACCCACAGAGCGTAATAGATGATAGAGTTTATACAACTTTAGCAAACAGCACAGGGCTAAATTTGGTCGAGGGAAATGTAAAAAAGCAACTTCAAAAAATGGAAGAAGAGGCAAATAAAGGCGGTCTAGTTACGGTAAAAACGAAATATTCTATATATAAAGACTTCTATTGTGAAAATTTCTCTTGGACTGAAACAAGCGCGATGGGTATTCAAATAACCGTATCAATTATGGAAAAGCAAGAGAACGGCGATGAAGCGAGAACGACTGCTAATTTTTCGCCTGATTTAGGACTGTGGAGCTAAAAATGATAAATGTAAAATTAGACTTAACCTACACAAACAACTCAATCAAAACAGCTAATTATGAACTGCAATTCAAATATAACACAGATGCAGATTACTTTTATTTTGATTTATTTAGTTCAAACGGCGATTTAATCCGACTGCACAACAAAGTAGTGACTGGCTATAATTACGGAACGGGCATTCGCTTCACGTCTTCTGATAGTGCAAGTTATGCAAATGCTCAAAACATATCATCTTTCACGGCGGTGCTTGATGGCTAAATTCTCAACAAGAGACATTGTAGTAACAATAACGAGCAAAAAAGACACAAAAGTATTTAAAGACTTGCACTTTAATATCGAAGCAATTAAGACTTTATCAGCTACGCCAAACATTGCAAATATAACGATTTTTGGATTAGCAAAAGAGTCAAGAGACTTCATTAGTAGCATATACGAAGATGATAAATCAGAATTTAATATAAATGCTACTTTGGATAATAAGTCTTTTTTTAACGGCGATATCGTAAATGTGAGACATACTTATAATGTCGGAAATTGGGAGACAACCATCTATGCAAACGAGGGTTATAATGCCTTTAGAAAAACCGCAAAAGTTGAAACTAAAAAAGGCGATTCGAGAGGCAGTGCTTTAGATAAACTTTTCGATAGTCTAACCGATGTAGGATTAAACGATTTTGATATACAAGCACTAAGAAATAATTGTGGGAGTAAATCTATTTTGAAACGTGTTTTATATGAGGGTAATGTTATAGAAAACATTAAAAAACTCATCAAAGACTGCTTACCTGATGCCGATACATTTATAGATAACAAGAAATTAAACATACTTCCAAAAGG